TCAAGGCCTGAAAGATTTTAATCAATTTTGATTCTTGATTTGGCCAAGTAATTGTTTTAGTTTGGAACTTTGAACGTCTGCTGAAACCTTAGCTGGTTGTTCCCAAGCTGGAGTTCCGGTGGGTCGTTCCCACTTAGTGGAGTTGCCTTCCGCCTCATCAGCAGCCTTGGCCTGGCTTTTGGCTTTGATACTTTCCATGATACTACTTTGTGGTCGGTTGTAGCCGGATTCATCTCCGCCTTCATCAGTAATGCGCATAGTTTCAATGTTATACTCCAAATCAATCTTTTGACCAACGCCGGTCGAGCTTCGAGATTTCATACACTGTATTTGATACTTGCCACGCTCTTTCATAGCACGACTTGTAAAGATGCCAAACACATTATCTGCTGTGTTAATTTTACTGATACCGCCTGCAATATGACTGTGATCAAACTCAATTTCTTCCACAGCACTTCGATTCAACTGACTTGCAGTTACTAACAATACATTGAGTTCTTTGGCCAAGTTGCGAAGTTCTTCTGCTACATACTTGTCTTTGATGAACTGATCGTTGGGATTGACTTTGACACTAACTGGCATCAACAAGTCCAGATAGTCTACCATTACAAAGTCCACTCGGATACCAGTTTGCAATTGCACTTCTTTTAAGTAGCTTCTAATGTCATTGATGTTGCTTTGTGCTGGTAACCCTTTGACGCGATACTGTCCAGATTTTTTACCCACCATTTTAACTTTGAGTTCAGTGGTGTCAATGTCTTTGCGAATGTCTTTGGTACTCATGCTGGTCAGCATAGCATCAGTTCGCAAACTTGTGAGTTCCTCACTGAGTTCCAGTGTCACATACACACCGCTTAGTCCGGCTTGTAGCCAGCTCAATGCTATGTTCATCATCACCAAAGATTTACCTGAACCTGATCCACCTGCAAAGATGTTGAGTTCACCACGGCTGAAGCCACCATATAACAATCGATCCAGTTGTGGCCACCCTGTGCTTACTTGTCCACCTGAGTTAAAGTACTTGTTGATACGGGCCGCGGGATCAGCAAAGTAGTCTGTGCCCATGTCTTTGGTCAACGAAATTTGCACAGCATCTTTTATAAGCTTTTCAACTGGATCGTACTCACCTTTTTCCAGCAAGTCAGCTGCCTTCAAAATAGCACGTTCCAGTTCCTGCCGCTTGGTAAAACTTTCAAACTCGGTCATAAACCACTCAAAGTGGCCTTCATTCAAGTCAGGGACAGGTTGTAGGGTTACTCCACAGGCTGCGGAGATCTGTGTCTTGTCCGGCAATGTCTTGTACTGGTCACTGTGCTCTTTGATAAACTCAGCGGCCTTGCGCAGGCTACGATCAAAATTTTCTGGGTTATAGATGTTTTGGACACGCACATAGCTCGATGCATCCTCTAACATCATTTCCAAGAATAACTTTTGTACTTCAAGTCCGTATTCTTTTAACAACTTTTTTCCTTAATTAAATCACATTTCCCCACGCCAATGGATTGTTTAATAATAACAAATTCCAGCTGGGCCACGGCCCGGCCAATAGTCAATTTTATTTCCAGTTCGATGTATATCAAGTGTCAAACAATGGATTCCACCATCCCAAAATCCTCTGGTTTTAAAATCAATAACATGCGGTGTAATACCGATAGACTCTAATTTTTTACAAGCGGCGTCATCCTCAGATATGCATATAACATTTTTTTCGTCGATTACCAACATGTTTACTTCAAACACTGTTTCTCGAGAATCCCCAAGCCAATGGTTAGCCATATTAAAAACCAAATTATTATAGTGCGAATAGTCAACTCCAGGAAGCCACCATTTGCTGGTATGGCCGTTTGTCCGTCTCTTGACTGTAGTGTTTTTAAGAAAATAAACATCCCAATTTGGAAAAGTTTTGTCATACGTTTTTCGATAATGCGTACTAAAAATCTGGCCTGGGCATACTGGACAAAAGACTCCATCAGAGTGATCACCTGTTGTTGTAACATGTACACGATAATCTTTTGAAAAATGATCAATTACAGAAGACACTTGGGGATGATTTCGTGTGTCAATGAACAAATCTTTACCTACTCTAACTGTGCTAGGGAACGGTAAAAAACACATGTCTTCAGGAATACTCCGGTCTAGAATTTTAACTTTTTGATTGTTATTTTTATACAACTCAATAGCAGATTGAAATGGTTCAACCCCACTGGGATATTGCGGAGTAATGTATAAAGTATCTGCCAACGTCAACGCCCAGTCTCTTGGTGTGATTGGTGGTTTAAGCAAATTATCAAATTCGTCGATATAATCATTGACATCATTAAATTCGGGCCGTCTTACTACGATGTCAAGTTCTTTTAATTTTTTAACAAGTTGATTAAGATCTTGTTGTGTTTTTTCATTAATTTTGCAAAACAAATCTCTATATTGTGAATCTAATACCTCGGCAAATGTTGAAGGATAGCAATCACCTACCCAAACTTCTTTCAAAGGCTGAAATCCAGTATGGCTGCTAATTATAGGCTGAATATTTTTCATCTGATTTTTTTTTCAAGTTGACGTTTTTGTAATTCAATTTTAATTTTGCTGGTCTCTCTTGACTGCATTATATTTAACAACGTTTCAAGCCGTCCCAACTCAACCACAGCGTCATTTACATCTTTGATGTGTGCAGGCCAGTTGGGTATGCTCACTGCCCAGCCAAGCTCTACTGCTCGATCAATAAGTTCTAGTCCTGCTTGGTCCTGGTCAGGTACCACAACTACTTGTTTTCCCAAACTACGTATGAGTCTAGCTTGTGCATCGCTGACGGTGTTGTGCATTACAGCCAATCCACCAATGCTTAATGCATCAAAAATTCCTTCAGTGACAACAACATACTGCCAATCACTGTGTTGTAAATCTGTGCCAAATACATATCCTGGCTGTGAGTGGTTGATATACTTGGGACTCTTGTTATCTAAGAACCTAGCAGTCCACCCTATTACTTTGTTGTTATAGGTAAACGGAATCAACACATAAGGTCTAGTCCAATGAACACCATCAGTCTTAATAGATGTCATCACAGGAAAGTCTTCAGGCACGCCGCGCCGCCGAATGTAATCCCAATACAGCGGAAACTCGGGAGTAACAATTTCACTGTATGGCGGAAAGTCATCTGGTTCACCAAACTCAATAGCACTTAGTGTATTAAACGCACGTTGCCTATCTTCTATGATGCCATGTATGCTACGATGTCGCAGACTCTCGAGATTCAGCATCTCAATTTCGTTTTCAGGCACACCCATCCAACCCAGAAGTCTACGGGACTTGAAGGTTAATTGTCGCCCTAACACAAAGCTGGCAGTGTAACTGCAATTGAAACAATGGTAGCTCCAACCGTGTTCGGTGGCTTTGAGTCCACCACGGCCACGCCGGTCAGCTGTGGCGCCATTGTGCTGGCAGCATACAGCATTGAAGCTGACCCACCCTGATGGGGTCTGTTTACGTTTGCCGGGAAGATACTCTAGAATGTTGATCACTTTGATAGTATAACACGTTCTATCTCTTTATGCAACATTGCCTGGAGGTCTTGATGACCTTTTTCATTTGGATGCCCGCCAGGGAAAGCCAATTCTTTTTCTTTTGGGTGCCGTCTAAGCCAATAGACAAAATTAAATCCTGGCCAAATTTTGGTTGGCACAGTTAACTCTTCTTGTGGTGGACTGATATCCCACATCAGCATGGACATGTTTCTTCTGGCTGCCATACCATCAAAGAAATACAAGGCCTGCTCGTAGTTTAACATTGATAACGGATCACTCTCGCTTAACACCATGTAGCGTTTGATCATGTCGGTCCACTCACGGGTCACTGGGCCGTCTTCAATGCCGGCGTGTACCCAAGAACTGTGCACAAATTGATTCCAGGGAGGATCGTTGGGATAAGTTTTGTGATTGGGATTATAAAAACTCATGCGGCTACCTTCAGTCAGTCCCACCAGCACAAGGCAATCTTCGGGGCAAGGCTCATTGCGAAGCCACCACAAAAACGTCCAAATAGTACTTTGCAAGCTGCCGCCAGGTATGCCAAAGTTTTTAGTGGGTACATTATATTGTTCACCAAGTTGGCCCAAAAAACAATGGCGTTCTCGGTAAGCAGTATTCTGCACCCAGCTGGGATGAGCTGATTTATCACGGGCCAACAATGCTGGATCCAAGAGTTCGTCACCCCAAACCCAGCTGTCCCCAAACCCCACAATTTTTTTAAATGTCATCGATAAGTTATAAGATCTACATTGCCGTGACTGATGCCAAATTCAAGTCTAATATAAGGATGGAATCCTTGTACATTAATGCCTCGACGCACAGTCTCATCAATAAACGCTAGCTCACTAACAGTTTCGTTTGTTTTTAAATCTTCAAAATCAACATCATACCACTCCACAGTATTGGCAGTGGCATCAGTTGCACCTTGAACTGCAACTGTGCCTGTGTAATTTACAGTATCTAGTTGAAAGGTGGTCAATGATGAACCATCAGTGGTTAATGTGCTTGAATAATAGATGCTACTGTCCGGTGCTTGGCTAGGGATAGTCAGCAATTGGCTAGCATTGAACGCTGGGAACACAGAATTAACAATGTCAATTGTTCCTCTGGCGCCAGAATAATCATCGGTGTATACAGCTTGGTTAAGTACTCCAGAAGAGACTTCTAGACTCCATGAAGCAGGCTGTGCTTGGAAATAGGTTGATTCATTGGCGGTAATAGTTACCTTGGCTCTGCCAAGGTTGTTATTGAGGCTTACTAGTTCTTTAGAGAACAATAGGTCTTGACCGTTTTGGCTTATGAGGCGAAACGTGAATGTGCTTCCAGTAATGTTTACT